TGTATAAAAACTTCGACATGTGGCGGTTTGTCCCACATTGTTGCATAGAGTTCTAATTTAAATTTTAATTTTTCGGTTCCCATTCAAACTCCAGTCCTGCTGTTCTTCCTGTGTATGGGATATTTACATCATCCCTAAACATCTCAATGAATAACTGAGTGCCTGGCACTTGAACTTTCATGTACTTGTCACTTCTTTCTAAAACCTCTGCCTCTTTGGTCCTGTCGTTGTTTGTACAGGTTAAAACTATTGTTTCCATTTATACATACTTTCAAATTTTTCGGTTATTTCTCTTCTGTTTCCACCTTGTGCTTCAAAATCATTTATAAAATGATCTATCAAATTTGCCGCCAATTTCCTGTATTTTGGTAGCACATCCTGTTGTAATTTCACAATTGATTCTTGTGGAACCGACTGAACTATGGTTCCAATTGGCATGTTGTCTATCCAACTTCCCGCCTTACACATGTCGTTCTGTATTTTGTGTAATTCTTTTGTTGGCATAAACGTAGGTAGCATTTTACGTGACGTGTCTATGAGAATGCACATAAGAGTACCAAAGTAATCTTCTTTGAAGATATCTTTTTGCATGTTTACAAAAGCACCCCAATTATGTATCCACCGAATAAAAATGCTAGGATGTATTTTGTCCACGAAGTAGTGTGTTTTTCAACCTTGTAACCATTTTGTCTGAGACATTCCACGTGGGCATCTATTGATTCTGCTGTGACTTTTACGTCTACTGTTTGTATATTTTCTATTTCATTATCTGTCATTTAATTATTGTACTACAGATTACGTATATGTCAACCAAGTTGATCTTGCTAGAATCTAGTAGTAGTGCGACTTTTATGAGTTGCTCAAAATAGAACTTATAGTTCCTGCCGTGACTGACGTGGCTTTTGCACGTATCCAAACAAAGTTCCCAGTAAAGTTGGCAGTGGAGATCAAAGTGCTTTGGTCTGCCGTGAATGTTGTACCACTTATGTCAAACCAATCATCTTCTGTTGGCGTTGTGGCAAGTGATCCCTGCATCTTGATTGATCCTGTCATTGTTGAATTGACCTGATACGCAACTGTGTGTACGCCATCTGGTTGTTGGTAGTAGCCATCACCTTTTGCTTTGTCACTTACAAAACCTGTGTGATCTAATGTGTATGTCGTTGACCCGTCTGCTGTTTCTGTTGTAACCACTTCTTCAACGATAAGTTCATTTGCAGACACTTCGGACTTCACAGTGAATGTGCTGTTATTGTTTGTGGTGCCTGTGACTGTGATCAGATCTCTCACGTTGAATCCAGACAAACTTGTGCTTGTCGAAGATATCTTGTACTCCGAACCAGTGGCAGTGAAACTGATATCTGTTCCAGATACGTTTGCTAGGTGCGATTTTGACGCTAGTAGTGTGGTGCTTTTCTGTGCCATCGTTATATTTATTCAGTATTTTTTCTTTTGAATCTTGCTGTTTTCGGACCCAGTCCGTACACAGCGGCGAGTTCGTTGGGTTCTTGGCCATCTACGGTCAGTATGTTGATGTATTTTATCTTGTATGCTTTACCATCAGATTCGCCTAGTTCCTCGCACACACAATGATCTTCGCTTACTTGTCGGACCCTTAGTAGACTTCTTTTGATTACCGGAGAGCCCATCCAGTTCTTTTGTATCATGCTTTCAACAATGCTTTGATCATTGAATATCTTGTTATCCCTTAGTTTTTTTATTGCTTCCATTTTTTACCTTTCTAAATTTAATTACTTTTTCAATGGCTTTCTGTGCCATCATGTATATTGGAGTTAGGAATTTCTCGCTGGTAACATAAAAATAACCGCCTGTGAAGTATGGATGCTTACTGTGTAATAATCCAACAACATCTCTATTTGTCACTAGGCAGTTTTCGGCGTTTGAGTCCAGAAAATTTCTCAGTGTTTCTATTTCGGCGTACGAAAGAATATTGTGTGTGTCTTTTTTAAGATAAATTTGATATGCAAATTTGCCATGTGGCAATCTAAGACATCCTATCATGTTCTTGCCAAGGCCTGCGAACTTGGGATCAACAGTCTCAGATCCTGTCCAGAACTCCCAAAAATTATCAATCAGAGATAAAGATGTCTTATGGTCTGTATAAAATATCGCCTTCCTGTCCTGGAAACGGAATTTTATTTGCCTTCTGTTTTGTAGTATAAAGTCAGCAAGTCGTGTCATGTCAGGAGCATCCGGGTATTCTTTTTTTATACGCACAAGGTGTTCATCTGTTGTTGGATAAAACATGAGGCTTCCTGGCATCTTGAATTCAGTCTTGTGACGGAACCTGCCGTAGTATAACTTGTTATGATGTTTTCTCATCAGAGACTTCCGATTTTACATCTATCTTCTTTGGTTTTCCTGCTTTGAATTTTACAGTAAGTTTAGGTACGATGTCCGTGGACACGCCAACTTCAACCATGCCTCCAGCAGTTAGTTCACCAAACAACATCATTTTAGATAGAGGTTTCTTTATCTCGTCGTCTATAACTCTCTGCAATGGCCTTGCACCAAGTTTAGCGTCAAATCCTTTGGTCATTAAAAAGTCAATTGCGTCATCTGTTGCATTTACCTCAACATCTTTTTCTATTGTCATTGTGTTAAGTTCTTGTAGGAATTTTTTAACTATTGAACGCATTGTTTCTTTAGCAAGTTTATCAAACTTGATCACAGCGTCGAGTCTGTTCCTAAACTCGGGCGGAAAGAATTTTTTAAGTGCCTTATCATCCTCACCTGTTCTCTCGCTTTTTCCAAATCCTATATTGTTTCTTTCATTCTCTTCTGCACCCAAATTAGATGTCATTATCAAAGTGATGTTTCTACAATCTGCTTTCTTCCCATTGGAGCCTGTCACTGTACCATAATCCATCACTTGCAATAACATGTTTGATACGTCTCTGTGTGCTTTTTCAACCTCGTCGAACAACACAACTGCGTGTGGATGTTTTTCAACCTCATTGATAAACATACCTCCACCCATGTTAGAATCCTCGTAGCCTACGTAGCCAGGAGGAGAACCTATCAATTTAGCAATTGAATGTTTTTCCTGATACTCTGACATATCAAATCTAATCAGTTCTACTCCCAATGTTTTTGCCAATTGTTTAGCAGTTTCGGTCTTACCGCAACCTGTAGGACCTAAGAAAAGGAACGAGCCCACAGGTTTAGTTAAACTTTTCAGTCCTGCTCGAGCAACCAATATCTTGTCGGTGATCGTGTTTATTGCCTTGTCTTGTCCAAATACCTGTAGTTTCATTTTCTCTTCAAGGGTTTTCAAATTGCTCGCCTGTTTTTGAGACAGTTGTTCTATGCTGATACCTGTCATTACCGATATCTCATGTATGATTTCGTCATGATCAATTTTACCATCTTTGATGCCGTTCAGTCTTAGCCTTGCACATGCCACGTCTATCACGTCTATCGCTTTGTCCGGTAGTTTTTTATCTGCTATAAATTTAGTCGAATAGTCTACTGCGTCCTCACAAGCCTCGTCTGTTATTTTACACTTATGAAATGTTTCGTAGTATTGTTTCACGCCTTTTAAGATTTTCACTGCTGTGTCCTTAGATGGTTCCCCGACTTGGAGTCTCTGGAATCTCCTCATAAGAGCACGGTCCTTTTCAAAATACTTCCTGTATTCTTCCCACGTGGTGGAAGCAACAACTTTGATTGTACCTTTCAAAAGTGCTGGTTTCAACATGTTTGCCATGTCCATGTTGTTGCCCTGGCCCGTGGCTCCTGCACCCACTATCATGTGTGCTTCGTCTATGAATAATATTGACTTGCCTTTTTGATCGAGAGCGTTCACTACAAGTTTTAATCTCTCTTCGAAGTCACCTCTAAATTTACTTCCAGCAATCAAACTGTTGACGTCAAGGCTCCATACTATGTGATCTTTGAGATACTCTGGTATATCACCTTTGTTCTTGGCTATCCTTCTCGCCAACCCTTCTACTACCGCTGTTTTACCTACTCCAGGGTCTCCTACGATTAGGACATTATTTTTGTTTCTCCTTGCCAAAATTTGTTTAAGATCATCTGTCTCTTGATCTCGACCTATCACAGGATCTATCTTTTTATCAAAATATTTTTGATTCAAATTCTCGCAATAACTTTTTAAGATACGATCTGCTTGATTTGGTCTTAATCTCTGTTCCGGTCCACCCTGCTCAGGTCCTCCCAGTCCAGCCATCCCCTCATCTAGTATTGTTTCTGTTGAAACTAAATCCATCAAGTCTTGTTTGTTGACCTGATGCTTCTTCAAGAAGAATGCCGCATAACTTTTCTTCTCAGCGAATATTGATATGAGAATATCTACAGAACTTACATCCTGCCTGCCTTGGAAAAGTGCCTGTGTAAACGCCCTATTCATTAACCTTTCTAAACTTGCAGTTTTACGTGGAGTCATGGGCTCTTTGCCTTTTGCAATGATGTCATTGCATTTGGTGTCTAAGTAATCTTGAACATCTTTTATCAATGCCCCCACCTGTACTTTAAAATCGTGTAATATGGTCCCTATACTTTGGTCAGTAATCAGAGATAACAAAACATGCTCGATAGTCACATACTCGTGCCTTCTCTTCTCTGCTTCTTTTACTGCATTTTCAAATATGTTTTCTAGTCCTTCGTTTGCTTCTAACATTTATTATCCTTTGTTTGCCATTTGCCATCTAATTTTAGAGACTCTTTTATTAAATGTAATACCGTCAAGGTGATCCAGTTCATGCTGGAAGCACTTGGACTCCATGCCATCGAGTCTTGCGAATTTTGTTTTGCCTTGTGTTGTTTCATATTTTACTTCAATTACTTTTGGTCTTTCAACTTTTACAAAGATATCCTTGAAACTCAGACATCCTTCCACGTCAATGACTTTCTCTTCACTAAAATTTATCACCTGTGGATTCCAAATTATAACATGTTTTTGAAATGTGTCAAATGACTCGTGCCCGATTGCAAAAAATCTTTTGGTAATGCCTATCTGGTTGGCCGCGAGGCCCATTCCACGTTCATCCAACATGGATTTTATCATATCCGCCTCAAATTTTTCGATATCATTATAACCTTGTATGCTGTCATTTTTTGTCCATTCTGTGCTTGACTGAAGTAGTGTTTCGTGTGGATATTGGAATACTTGTATCATTTAACTATCTCTATGTCCGCTTCTGTTTCGATTACGACCCTTGCACCACAAGAAAGCAATGGTTTGTCGTTGCCTCCGTAAATGACCTTGCTTGGTCCGTTGATTTGAACTTCATGACAATAGGTGTTCTTGCTACCCTGTTTGATAGTGATTACAGGATCGTTGTTGCCATTTTTCTTGTTAGCACGTATTACGTGTTGATTGACGTGTATGTATTTCTTTTTTGTTCTCATAAATCTTTAATTTTTTTCAAATCAGAGGCACTTAATTGTGGTATAAGCACATGCACTTTTACATATAGGTTGCCTCTAATACCGATTGTTTTATGCACTGGCATTCCCTGTCCCTTCACTTGCAATACAGTGTTAGGTTGTGTGCCTGCTGGCACTTTAACTTTAATTATTTTATCTTCCAGGGTCTTGAGATTAAATTCATGTCCACGTATTGCTTGGAAACAGTCTATGGTTTTATCTGTGTAAAGGTCGTTCCCCTTTCGTGTGTACCCGTCGGAGTCCAACACACTCATCACTACCAACAGATCTCCACGTGGCACATTCTTTATAGCATCATCTCCCATGCCTTCAAATTTGAAGGTGACACCGTGCTGTACACCCGCAGGTATTTTGACAGTGGCAAATTCATCTCTGCCACTAGGTAGTTTGTAATTGATAGTCTTCTCGTTTTGAGTCATGACTTCTTTAATACTTAGAGCCATTCTTACTTGAACATTCCTATTGCCTCGTCTCTGAGTACGGAATGTACGGGCACGTCCAGGACCTTGTGTGAAATTGAATTTGAAATCAGTGTCACCGTTACCAAAGCCTGAAAAGAAATCTCCAAATATGTCTTCGTTGAAGAACGGATGTTGTCCGCCTCCCGGCATTGAACCACCAAACTTTCGCATGGTGTCATAGTCGTGTCTTTTTTGCGAATCTTTCAAAGTGTCATAGGCTTCGTTCGCTTCTTTAAATTTTGCCTCGTCTCCACCTCTATCCGGATGTTCTTTTTTTGCGATCTCTTTGAATGCTTTCTTTATCTGTTCGTTGGAGGCATCTTCGGACACACCTAGGACGTCATAATAATTTTTCATTATGCTTATTATACAACAGATCGGTTATCTGTCAATGTGTGGTAATTATTTAGAACTTTTTTTACTTGATCCTGTATAAAGTCCAAACCAAGCCGCGCCTGCACCTACAACAATTGAAATAAGACCTGACTGTTCCATTGTTGGAGCAGGCAATTCCATGTACCATATCACACACTTGTACAGTAATATTATATAAGTGGTGATGAACACTCTTGGAAAAATTCTCCAACTGTCTACTGCTCTCGCAAGGTGTATTAATCTTGCATAAGGATTAGGTCCTAGGTCTTTAGCAGAAGTGTCTACTTCCAATTCAACTTTTACTTTTTTATTAGCGGTCGCCTTATCTGCTGGCACAACTAATTTGTCTTCTTTCAATGTTTCTGGATGTTCTGCTACCATTATTTTATCCCCGGTATCTTAGCGTCTCTTTTTCTGTGTCCGTTCCAAGCAACGAAGCCACCGATTCTCAATGACCAGTACGCCAGGTAGTTCATAGCATAGAAACCGTTCACGATGATGTTGATGTCTCTGAATATCTCGTCCGCTCTCTTCTGAGTCAACTCACCCATTGTTTTCTTCTTGTTTACTTCTAAAAGTGTTTTGTATTTGTATGCGTAGTCGTGTACAAGACCGCCCATTAACAAAACACCAACTGGAGAGAAGAACGTTCTTAGGAACTTAGGAATACTTGCACCATCAAATTGGAATCCCGCTGGTATCACATATTCTTTTCCGTCTATGTTGTACTTCCAGTCATCTGTCAGCACCCAGTTTCTTGTAGATAACAACCACATTATGATTCCTTTCCAGAATCCTTTACCTTTGGTCTTGATCGGCACAGGTTGTAACTTCGGCATTCCTTTGAAGTTGAATTTTAAATTAGGTTTTTTTCTTTTGTCTAAAGCATTGAAAATAGCGGCTAAGATCACAACAGCGATTAATATAGTCCACTGCCAAAATTTCATTGCTAACGTTATTATTAGTTCCATAAGTCTCCTCGTTTATATGCGTATTTATTCTAATGGGCCTTCTACAACACCTGCATCAACTAATTTGTGCCTATTTGCCATGTGTTTTGCTTCAACGTCTTTCTTGCTTCCGCCAAAATATGGTACAGCGTGTCCGGCCTCACAAAGCAGTTTTGAAACTTTCTTCTTGTCTATTATGAAATCTCCAAGCACACGTCCAAACTTACCCTTCATGTCCACGCCTTTCTTGTTAATTGTGGTTTGCAGTACCGATTCTTTACCTAACAACGTTTTCAAATGTTCTTTACTTGCAAGTCCAAATTTCTTTTCTACCTTGTCTCTTGTTCTTGATTCAGGCGTGTCGATCCCCATGATCCTCACACGTTCGTTTTTCTGCCATATCCCGAATCCTAGATCGATATCAACGTCAACAGTGTCCCCGTCAACCACTCTTATGATTTTACATCGATATGTCCACATTATAGCAGTATTTATTGATTAGGTATGCAAAGTGAACACAGTGCAGAACATTTTTCTGTCGTGAGTGTTTGAACTACAGTGTAGTTGTGTTCGGTCAAACGTGAAGGCATCTCCTTCTTGCCACTCCACTACTTTCTCTAAACTGAGGCCGTGTAGGTCTTCGTATGGGACATGGCCTAAAAATTTTGTGTGAATGTCCTGATCAAATGCATTATTGGTTATGTTTGAAATTTGGCTGTAATCAGAATATCTTTTGTAAACAGTTTTTGTTGTATTCTCGACAAGTTTATCAATATACAACTGCAATTCTTTATCATCCGTTTTGTATTGACGTATATCTTCTATGTGCTCCTTTTTTCCGTTTATTTCTAACGTGTATTCATAAGGCGGTGGATTATTTTTGCTAAACCTACCCTCTTTGCCATACCAATGATTATCAAACATTACTGTTGAACTTGGCCCATAACATTTCAAAGGGATGATAGTGACCTTAGAATTTTTTTGTCCTTCAATGCTGTGGGCATGTAGTTTGAACGCGGTGCTTATATCACAGAATATTAAAGAATCTATTGTGTATCCTTCTGTGTGTATGTTGTCTAGAACTTTTTTGATTGGTCCTTTAGGCCAATTATCACTATTCCATGAAGGAGTTTTTGAAACAAAATTTGGCCTGTCATCTGTAAGTTTGTCTCTTTTGTCTAACCAATCACAATATAATTTTCTATCGTTGTCTTCGATGACATTATGTAATATTTTTGTAGACATTATCTACTGCTTGTGATTTTACTGTACTAGGTTGATAAGATCTTGCACTGTCTGGACTTTGTCACCGTCTTCCTCTGATATCTTAACACCTGTCGCCTTCTCTACCTGTATCACCAGTTCTATTGTGTCAAATGGATCTGCACCTAGGTCATCAACTAGATGTGCTTCTGGTGTGACTTTGCTTTCTGCCACATCTAGATGTTCTGCTATCACTTTAATTACTGTCTGCATTCTCTTCTCCTTCGTAATATTTCTTGTACTCCTCTAGGAGACTATTTGTTTCCTGTAATTTCTGCCTGATCTGTGCGAAGTTCTTGGCCAACATCTCATAGTCCTTGTCAGTCAAACCAAACAACACAGGGTCTATGCCTTGTTCTTCCAATTTCTTGAAAACCTCTTGTGCGTTCTCCGATGTAATTATAATCCAACGAATGTCTTCTAATGTTAACGGCATCGGATCTGGAAGGTTCAACTTCTGTCTTGGTTCTTCAACCGTAAACAATTTGATCCTCTTCTCTCCGCCTATGCCACAACCGGTCAGTAATAGTATCAATGCTATTGCAAAAAATTTATTCATAAGGTACAAAATTAGGATTTGCCAAACTTGGGCACATCGTGTTTATCTCCGATTTCTTTGTGGCTTTCAATTCTTGTTCTGTTCTCTCTGCACCGCTGGCCAGTTCTACACATCTAGTTGCCTCAGCAGAACCTTTGTTGATCACACGCTCAACAGACTTGGATCTCTCTATCGCAAGTTTACCCACATCTCTTTTCTTCTTGTTGAAACGCTTATCTAATTCGTCTAGGTCTTTCTTAAATGTCTGTACCAACACGTTTAGTTTCTTGTTGCTTTCCATTATGGCTTCAAAGTCTACTTTTTGTTGTTCGATCAATTTTGTCTGTGCTTCAATGCCCTTTTCAAGTTCTATCTGGTTGGCCTTTAGTGTGGCGTTATCAGCACGTAATTTCATAACATACACGCCCGCACCGGCTATACCAGACATTAATAAAACAACCATCATTATTCTTATACTTGAGAACATGTAGATATTTATACGGGTATTATACTGCTATTAATAATGATCTCTTTCGAGATCCAGGGTGACACAGTGAAAACATCCTCCCAGTGTTCGTGCTTGGCGCATAGGCAACATGGCGCAGTCTATGTTGTGCTTTTCAAGTTCTTTCCTAAGATCATGCTGGTGTTCTTCTAATACAACCAGGTTTGGGTTGACACTAAAAAGATTCATGTTGGTCCAGGCACTAGCGTTGCAATAGCCAGGAAAATGGCCTATGTCAAAAGGTTCAGGACAGATTACCATATCCCAGTTACGGAATTCAGTAGGAAGCGATTCTTTGCTTTTGATCCTGCTAGGGTTGACCAACATCAAGCCGTCTCTGAGGAGTGCCACTGTAGAATCGATGTGCATGTAACTATAGACATCTTCCAAAAGGCAAACGTCAACGTTGAAAATTTCCTTGATTTGTTCTGCGCCTTTTTTATTTCCGCTATTGCTCACAAGGTACAAAAGTTTGTCATTGGCCCTAACCACGTTAGCGGCATCAAAAGCAGGATTGCTTTCATTAATTGCGAGGACTTTTTTGTTCCCGACACAATTGATATCATACAAGTTTTCTTTGTGATCATACTCGATTAATCTTACGTTTTCGAGATGGTGTCCGAATGATCTGTATTCTTCCTTTCGAACTTTCAAGGCCATCGGGGCAGGCACCGAAATACCTTGGTAGTGCAAAACGGTGTCCCTAGGACAGTAGTTGTAGTAGCCGCAGTCTGTTTTGTTTGGTCTTAAAACCTCTACACCTTCTTTGATTAAAAAATTACAAAATACTTCCAAGTCCTCATTTGCCTGATCCAGCACTTCGTTAGGATAAGGACCTATCACTACATCCTTCAATTCAGAATCATTTTTGTCGGAATAGTTCACAGTTCTCACACTGATGTCAATCTCTGGTATTTTGGCATTGTCGGCTACCCCGACCACTACCTTTTTCAATGGATCCCACTCGTTATTTGATATCATTTAAAAACATCCATTTTTGATAAGTCAGGATAGTCATTCCAATCCCAAGATCTAGGGGTCGTTCTTTTTGCTTCTGGCAAGACGTCCAGACCATTTTTTGCTGTTTCTGGTGTCATGTAGTAATGATAACCTAAAGTCTTGATGTTTTGCTCCATCCACGGCGAGTCAAAACTGCGTCCATCGTAACTCATTCTTTTCAATGCCTGTCTGGCATTTCCGTCATCGCACAATATCATACCACCTCTACCAAGTTTGAGATGTTTTTTGTGCTGAAAACTAAGGCACATCATTGTATTTTCAATGTACCCGTCTTTTTTCCATAAGACGGCCGCGTCCACAATGTTTGTGTTTCCTATAAAGTAATAATCTTTCCATTCCTGGTCAGTCCAATCCCATTCAATGTCCAATTTCTCAAACGTAAACGGAATTGAAATGTAGGTGTGTTTTGGGGTTGTTGCGTTAGATATTTTTTGATACCTCAAACACAATTCAATCGCGTGGGTGCATGAGTCTGTGGCCACGGCGTATGGACTACCATAATATTTCGCGATTTCTGATTCAAATTTTTCTACGAGATTAAACACGGAGATATTTATAGACTGTTTTTTCCCTGATTAAATAACGTTCATGGCGAAAATTATTAAAGGAAAATTACCAGTCACTTGGATTAGTAATGATTATGAAGGCTTGTCATACACACCTCATCCTGATCCAAACAGAGGATTTGTTCTAAGGTCAGGAGATTCACACCGATTGGAAAAGGCACCTTTGGAAACTTGTCGAGATGTACCAGCAAACATTTTGCAAAACATTACAAAATTGAAACTTAGAAACATGTCTTACGCGATACAGAAATACTATCTTAATTCTTATCTGCCATGGCACAAAGACACCTACACAACATATCGTAAACATAACAAACTAGAAAAGGACGAAACCGTTTTTAGAATCATTTTGTTCCTGCATGACAGTGTCCCAGGACAGCAACTTTGGATAGATCAGGAATTGTGTTATGGTTCTGCGGGAGACTATTTTGGATGGAGCGAAGATAGTTGGCACATGGCGGCCAATTTATGTAACGAACATAGATATAATTTACAGATTACCGGGATAGCACCTAGGCAATAAGACCAGGCTTGTAAACAGTCTTGCCATTTTCCTTCATAGCAGTCAAAATACTTTTACGATTTCCTTCAGATTTATAGGAAACATGTACCCAACCAGAATCAGGTATGCCAGGTGTGTAAAATTCCAATATCAGTTGATCGAAATCACAGTTTTCTGAAATCCATTTTGCAACATCATAATTTCCTGTTCCTGGACATTCTATGTCAACTGCCTCACCTTTGCAGTGTTGTGATTTACTTGAGCCACCCACCGCTTCATTCAACGCAGGACCTCTGTATCCAGAATTGATCACTGTGACACCAAAGTTGTCTCTTACCTTTTGAACAACATTGGTAAAAAGTGCTTTTGCATTTTCAAGATGTTCAGCGCCAGGCGTGTTGTCCAGACCTTTTCTAGTTGCCGTCTGACTCTTTGTGAATTCTGCTAGTGTAAAATTTGTGCTTAGTCGCATAAAACTATTTATCATAATATACGCACATATAAATATTGATATGAAATTGCTTCTCACGGGTAGTTCTGGCTTTATAGGACAGCATTTAACTCCAGATCTTGAAAAAAATTACCAACTTTATCATCTTAAAAGCGATCTACTAGATCATGATGCAGTAAATCAAGAAGTAAGTTCGATAGATCCTCAAATAATAGTTCACCTTGCCGCTAGGACCGAAGTAGAAAAAAGTTTTTACGAACAGATCACATTCAGCGAAATAAATTATGTTGGCACTGTTAACCTCATAGAAGCCGCGGCAAAATTGAGGAATTTCAAAAACTTTGTATTTGCAAGTACCATGGAGGTATATGGATGGCAACCCATATCTGATGACGTGCAAAAAAATGGTATACCAAGTAAATTTATTGCTTTTGATGAGAACACGCAACCAAATCCAAACGCACCATATGCCGTTGCAAAATATGGGTGCGAGAAATACCTTGAGTACGCACATCGTAGTTTAGGACTACCGTTTACCGCTTTGAGACAAACCAACTGTTATGGAAGAAAGGACAATGACTTTTTTGTTACAGAACAAATAATCACACAAATGATCAAAAATCCAAATGAGATAAACCTGGGTTATGGTGAACCGTATAGGAACTTTATTTTTATAGATGACATGATGAACATGTGGCACACTGTTATACAAAACCATGAAAAATGTAATAATGGTAAAATATTCACAATAGGGCCTGATGACCCTATCAAAATAAAAGACTATGTCAATAAGATTAGTAAAAAAATACACTGGGATGGCAAGGTCAACTGGAACACCAAACCTGCGAGGCCTGGAGAAATATATTGGCTGAATTCAAATAACAATCTTATTACAGAAACTTTAGGATGGAGACCGAATGTTTCTTTAGAGGACGGTCTAGATTACACTATTAATGCTTGGAAACAAATTCTGTAATGAATGTGTACCTATTTCAACCCCAATACAAAATATTTTTCAACAACACTACTCAATATTGGTTGCCGTACAGCGTAGGTTGTATCTGGGCGTATGCTAATCAGTTTGAATGGGTTAGGGAAAACTTTGTCCTTAAGGATTTATTCTTTGCCAGAGAAGATATTGATTCGCTAATTGAAAAGTTGGAAAATCCGACTATCTGTGGATTCAGTTGTTATGTGTGGAATGAGCAATACTGTCTAACAGTTGCTGAAAGGATTAAAAGAAAGTTCCCTGATTGTAAAATAGTTTTTGGAGGCCCACAAATAACCAGGAATACATTGGACGAACATCAATTCATAGATAGCGTAATACTCGGCGAGGGTGAAAAAAATTTTGTAAAAATTTTGGACTCATTGAAACATCATAAAGACACACAAAGAGTTTACCTAGCAGAAAGAATAACAGATTTATCAGAGTTGCCTAGTCCATATACATCAGGCGTATTTGACAAGATAATCGAAAACAATCCTAATGCTGTCTGGCAGATGACTTTCGAAACAAATAGAGGTTGTCCTTTTTCTTGTACCTTTTGTGATTGGGGTAGCCTCATCAACTCTAAAGTAAAGCAACACGACCTCATAAAAGTAGAGGAGGAAATACTTTGGATCAAAAATCACCGCATATCTTACGTGTTCCTAGCAGATGCAAACTTTGGCATTTTCAAGGAGCGAGATCTTGCAATCGCTAAACTCTTACATCAACATTTAGATACCAGTATGGTAGATACGGTCAATGCTCAGTTTACAAAAAACAGTAATTCAGTAGTGATTGAAATCGCGAAAGCGTTAGGACGGTTATGTAGGGGGATTACTTTAAGTGTCCAGAGTATGAGTGATAAAACTCTTGACGTGATCAAAAGAAAGAACATGGCCATTAACAAACTAGGAGATATGTTTGAACGTATTCAAGAAGCACAATTAGGGTCTTATAGCGAACTTATACTTGGTATGCCTAATGAAACACTGGAAAGTTGGAAAAAAGGAATAACTGATCTTTTAGAGTTAGGACAACATAATAGTATTGATGTTTGGTTGACACAGATTTTAAAAAACAGCGAGATGGCCAGTGAAGAATCAATAACAAAATATGGACTGAAGACTACTCGAGTAAAGGATTATATGTTTATTTTCAACGAAGCAGACGACATACCAGAGTACATGGACATCGTGACCGCAACTAATACAATGAGCACCGATCATATGATAGAGTCTTATATGTATAGTTGGGTTATAGTACAGTTTCATATACGAGGCTATACACAAGTTTTGTCTAGATATGCTCGAAACCATGATATCAGTTTCCAACAGTTCTATGACCGATTGATTGAGAACATAAAATTGTCTGAACTTTTGAATGCACATTACAAATTTATAAAAGATAGTATCACATACTATCTAAAAGGGAACCAAAGCACCGATACAGTGTCTGCTCATGCATGGATGCAAAATAAAAGTTTTGAGTTCTTTTATCAAAACAAGGAGGAGGTATATAAAATAGGCAAAAAAACCTTAAATGATTTTTTAGATTCTCCGAACGAGGACGTAATTATTTTCCAACAACACAGCATACACGACGAAAATGCAAACTATCCAATCAAAAAAGAACTTGCATTTGATTACAACAAAATGAAATCATCTAGTCTGGTATCCTATATTTTCGATAGTAATTTTAATGAAATTGATAATAGTTACGCTAAAAGAAGAAGAAACTCTCTAAAGGTTTCAGTAAGTAAACTCTAATTAAGATATTCTACTTACTAATGCTGACTTATCACTATTTGTGAAAATAAACTTGTTCTCGTTAGTTTTGGTGATGTTATAAGGACCAAAGTATTTTGTAAGGTGTGTGCATTCCGCGATAGAATCCATATCTATTTTGAAAGATTTTACTTCTTTCATTATGTCTTGTGTTGGACCAAATTTGTGTATTTCGAATTTTAATTCATGTCCAGCACCTGTTTTTTTAACAGACATGGTGTTTTCTAAAATTTTGCATTCCATCATGTCGTATTTGTCAAAGAAACTTCTAGCCTCACTCACTTTCATTTCGTTGACTCGTTGTTCGTAGTCTTCGGGCGTTGTAGGTACAGTCTCACTCATTGTTCCTGCTGATACCATTGTTGGATTTTCTCCTTTGTGGTATGTGTATTCGAACTCCTCGATGTTAGTAAGTTTTTTAAGATCATCCAGGAATGCCATGATTTCCGACACGACTTCTGGTCTTCTCGCGAATTCTATGAACACCTTGTGTTTGCCATCTTCCATGGACCCAGGTGTTGCATCTGCATCAAGCACTGATCTGTAGCCTGTTTCTGCAAAACGTTCTAGGTCTTTTGCAGGAGCCTGACCATCAACGGTAAATGTCAGGACCATGATGTTCTTGTCTTCGCCCATCTTGGATTTGTACTGATCAATTGAAAAACGATTGCTTATCACCCCTTCTAGGTCACCGGCTTTTAAACCTTCATTAACTAATATCATTTGCTGTATCTAAGTCTTTTACGACTTCACCTGTTTGATCTTGAACTTCAATCTCATCTTGACCGTGTTTCATGTTGCCGATCAGTTGTTTTGGCATTCTTATTTCAACTATCCAAATATCGTGAGCGTCTATTTTGCCTTTTGTTGTTCCTGGTCTGTAGTCTTCTGGAGATTTTATTTCTCTTGGTTTTAATAACTCGTCTTTTTTATATGTAACCTTACATCCTTTGTCCAGCAATCGTTTTCCTCCTGCGGGATCAGGCATTTTGTCAATAGGCCACATAAATGAACATGTGACAAAGTGTCGAGAATCGATTGGTCCAGACAGCAATTCACCATCCTGCCAATTTTTGAACACGTACACATCTAGTTCGTCGATCACCCTTTCGAAGTCTTTCAAAATACCTAAAGTAGGGCCTACAGAGTATAACGATTGTACGTTTTTGATTATGTCTAAGACGTCATGCATAGTTCTTATTTATCTTAAAGATCTGTGTTGTAAAATATGCATACTTTATTTGGAAAAAAGATCGTAAGTATTTGTACATGAGTCCTAATCAAAGACACATCGAAACACAATCAACTACAACCTATGAGGAATCTTATGCTATTGATCAACAGCCTACAAATGCGACCTTTATTCCAAAGGAAATTATGGAAACAAATGAGGAAAAAGAGAGTGTACGACAAGAGGGTGAAATTGTACATGATGAATCAACATTGGCTGAAGATTAGAAAACAGAAGGATAGGAGGAGACGTAGGGTTCTAGCAAGGTTATGGAGAGCAAGTCAATTGGCCATGCTTAGACGCATGTACAGTCAGGCTATTTCATAAACTGATCTAGCATCGCTCCGTAGGCCTTGTAAAAATGCTTGTGTAGAGTTTCATAAGAAATATGGTTGACCAAGTCTGGCTGACCGGGCACTTCACACTTCAAGACCTCCTTGTCCACAAGGTCTAAAACCACGCCTGATTGTGCCAACTTACCTGGACCAACATTCTTCTTCGAAAGTTCCACGAGCTCGTCGTATGTGCCCTTCTTGTTGAGACTATACTTGACTATCATGTATCTTTTTTTGTTGTGTTTGCTACCCATAATATCCTGTAAGTGTTAGCACGTATCTATCTTCATATCCAACGTTGCATCCGGAATGTGGAACATCTTTATTGAACGTGATCACAGTTCCTCGCTTCAAAGCATATGCCACTTCATTTCCAACAAACAGTGCATGACCTAATTTTGGCTCCGTTAAAGGTATCCAAAGTCTTCTAATCCTGTTGGTATCAAGTCCTTTTGTCCCTAACTCCTTCACTGCATTGTAGTAACGGTCAATGTGTGGAATGCTCACAGTGCCTGGCGGATGTCTCATAATTGTAATACGACAAGTTGCTTTGTCCATTTTGTATTTCTTCCAAAAACTTCTTGGTATCATGTCAGATAGTGCTTTGTTTGTATACCTATAAAAATAAGCAATATTTTTTTTTGGATGGTATAACTTCAAAATCTTTTTGCTAAATTCTAACTGCTCTTTATTCCTGTCGACCGTGTGGCAAGTGTCTTCAGTGTCGTAGGTAGTATTGACCTTTGTAGATTTTAAATTTATGACGTTTAAAATTTTATCAAAGGGTAAATTGACACGCCCTAGATACTGTATGTTTTTAGCCATTGGATAGTCTTGATAGTTTAATCATAACACTTGCGAGATTGATCTCTGGGTCTGCTACGAAACTGTGATCAACCAATCCTTGTTTGATAATTAGCACCGCCTTGTCCTGTGCGTCCTCGTCTTTGGATATTATTTCCAAGTTGTCATACAACCATCTGTATATCTCTTCACATTCTTCTGGTCTCGCTTGGGCACATACAAGTTTCCTTGCTTCTTGTATCTTTCCTTGTTTAAACAAGTCCACCATCTGCAGTCTGTAGTCCTGTTGTCCTGAATCTCCACTTGCTGGTGGCATAAGTTTTCCGTCCCTGCAATTCTGTTGTAACATGTTGATACACTTCCTCATGTCTGGATAACTTGCTTTTACGTATGTGTCTAATATTTCTATGTCTGGTGTTATACCTTCCTGTATCAATATCTCACATGCCCTAGCGGTGAACTCTGTTTTGTCAATAGTTTCCATATGGAAGCCTTGACACCTCGAATGCAGTGCTGGTATCACCCTGTTAGGATAGTTGCAAGTTAGTATGAATCTCGCTGACGTGTGATACATCTCCATCACACCACGCAAAGCCGCCTGTCCGTTTGGACTCATGTAATCCGCTTCGTCAAGCAACACATATTTGTATGCTCCAAAAGGCATTATCTGTACGAATGAATTTATCTTCTCTCTGACTGTGTCTACACTGTTCTCCCTCGAAGCATTTATTTCAAGTATGTCATAACTGCTGACATCCAGTTCTGCAAACAGAACTTTTGCTAGTGTTGTCTTGCCAACACCCGGAGCACCACTCAACAACAAGTGCGGAATCGCCTTGTCGTCTATCCATGACTGTATCTGTTGACGTTGTGCCTCATCTCTGACCACGTACTCTTTCAGAGTCTTAGGTCTGTATTTTTCTACCCATAAATCTTTCATTTAATTTTGTCCCATATCCATTCGTGACCATAAAACATCACACTTCCTGCAGGAATGCTCGCCAGTGAAAGGCCAAACGTATACCAGAGGTCTCCTCCTGTGACCAAAGCATAACTCATAAACCAGCCTAATCCTAGAAGTTGCCAAGTGCAAGTTTTCACAAGTCTTCTGTGTTTCATTAATGCTATATTACAGCAGTTTCCTTTGCTTGTCTATATAATTGTTCTGTGGCCATGTTTTTACCTTTGGCCTCTACCTGTATGTCAAAGTTTTCCGAGAATGATAATGCCCAATCATTGACTTTCCTGTTTGGTAACAGGTCAGAGTGTGCTCTCAGTTTTTGTTTCTTGCAACCACGTTCAAGTAGATCCTTGATATTGTGCATCTCAGTGTGTGTACGGTCGCCTAGGTTTGCAACTGCAAGGTGTTCATCTCTAGAATAAGAATAGTGCATACTCGGCCTCTGTCCACGCCAACTGTCAATCACCCTTTTGACTCTGTCATCGTTTGCATCTATGTATTCCTCGTCTCTGATCCAGTGGTGATGTATATCCATCACAAGTGCAAGATCCTTTTCCAGTTCGAGACTTGCGTCCAGTCCCCAACCCATCTCGTCATTTTCTATAGTGATGAGGTTACGTGCTTCTTGGGATAGTCTAGGCAAAGCCTTACGTATTCCATCTGGTCCTTGTTTGCCTGAGATGTGTACGTTTATCTTGCATCCATCCTGGAAACTTTTGCCGAAACCCATCCAACGGGCCATGTCCGCATGGTATTCAAATTCTTCTATGCTTCTCTCTACTATTTCTGGAGTGGCACTTGATAAAACGCAGAACTGACCAGGGTGGAAACTTACTTTCACGTCTAGCCTTCGTGCCATCTCGCCTACGGGTGCGAACAGTCTTTCACAGTGATCTTGTATGTGTGGTTGTTGCCACCAAGACTTCCAGTCCTTTTCTGTGTAGCCTTGCAACATCTCACTACCGAGACGAACCATCCTACGTTCTGGTGGAAGTGATCCAACACGTTGCACGAGTTTACGTGCCGCCGTGGCGTTGTGGTTCATAATGTCCCACTGTCTCTGCACAGCATCTTGTGGGTGTTCACGTAGCCAACGCATTGTGGTTGATCTGCCATTGAGATCTCTGTCCTTGGCGTTGACTTTCATACCTCCAAACTCTTTCTCGGAGTTCAGCCATTTGCAACAGAAACCAAATCGTTGTACCATGTGCTTATTATAACAGTTATTGGAAATTTGTCAAGTAAGGCGATGAACGCCTTACCTGTTGCGTATTATTGTGCCTTGTAGGCGTCAAGTGTTCTTTGGAATTTACCTGCGTGTGACTTCTCAGCCTTTGCAAGTGTTTCAAACCAGTCTGCGATTTCTTCAAAACCTTCTTCTCTGGCTGTTCTTGCCATGCCTGGATACATGTCAGTATACTCGTGTGTCTCACCTGCGATGGCAGATTTTAGGTTGTCTTCTGTTTCACCCATCTTCTCACCAGTTGCTGGATCTCCAACTTCCTCAAGATATTCCAAATGACCGTGTGCATGTCCTGTCTCACCTTCCGCAGTCGATCTGAACACACCTGCTACGTCTGGAGCACCTTCTATGTCGGCCTTCTGTGCGAAGTAAAGGTATCTTCTGTTTGCCTGTGACTCACCCGCGAACGCATCTTTCAAGTTCTGGGCAGTCTTGCTGTCTTTTAGTTCCATATGGTTTTTCTCCTTTGTTTATAATGATTATAAACTGTGTATGCTTAGATGTCAACTACTCTAATAAAGTTTCCATCATGGCCCAGTGTCCAATAATGTCACTACAATGCAATTTGAAACCGTATTCTCTGTCAATGTCACGTAATATCTTGTTTGCTTTTGCCATGCTTAATCCAGCATTTGCAGGTAGTTGTAATGCGTTGATAGTTTTCCTTTTCAAACCTTTAGCCGCCTGCACCCTGTGCCACCCGTCAGTTAGTAGATAGTATCCAGAATCTTTGATTGGAGTGACCAATATCGGATCCCATGCACCCTCTTTTTTGAGTTTTGCTATCCATCCACGCTTTTCTTTATTCAAAGGTCGCTCAACACCCAAACCCATTTCTGCCATAGTGACCAGTTTGTCTATTTGTACCTTAACTTTTTTAATTTTAATCTGTTTCATATTCTATATAATCTATGTCTTGTATGATCTGCCATTCTTTTCCGTGTGGCAAAGGTCTACGTTGTGGGTAGTCATTGACATCAGATGTTTCTCTGTATTTGTTGGCACACATATAACCACAGAATGGTCTAATGATACGCTTATCATATTTTGTGTCATGTAGGCTGTCATACCAGTATATCGCGTTGTGAAAAATCTTATTACAGATGTAACAGGTGTGTGATCGTTTAATCATTTCCTGGCAGTGACGTCATCTGCCGCATACCGCCTGTGTTTATATACCCGGCCTGCCTGTTATTGAAGTCAGGTTCTTCATCGCTTAAAAGTAGAATATCGTTTTCATCTATCATTCTAACTTCTAATTCAACATCATCTTTCTTGACTTTTAACGCTCTTGACCATCTACCATGGGCAACTAAAACCCATTGGCCGACGTCGACGTCTTCTTGTTGATCTCCTATGGCGTAAACTTTTGCCCAACGTGGGTGTATTCCGGCCTCGGTGCCGTCGTCATCAAGCAAGATTATGCCACCTTTTGATTTTGTTGCACCAAATTGCATGTCGGACACCAACACTCGTTTCTTTAGTGGTGTGATATCACTGTTTACGGTGTATTGTTTTCCACCGTGAGAACCAAACCCTTTAACTTGTAAATCTTCTAACTGTCCCATTGTAGGATAACTTTAACAGATTTATTCTAGTCCGTCAAGTGCGGCGTCAATACCTTTTTTAGTCGTGCTTTCTGCTTTTTTAGTTGGTGTTACAACTTTTTTCTTTGGTGAAGGTTTCGGCGCCAATGTTTTTTGTACAGGCTTAGGTGGCGGTCCTTTTGGCGCTGGCATCGGTTTCGGTAGTGGGGTATCACTTACCATGCCTTTCGGTTGTTCGTAGTACTTCTGAATGACTGTTTCCTTCTTAGTTACAACTTTACCACCTGCACCTAATACATCGCCCCTTGCGTTGACGTTCATGTTTCCAACTGCTTGTACATTTTCGTTGGCCGCTCTAAGTTTATCAATGTCGATCATTTTACCCTGCATCGATCTGTACATCTTTTTTCTGGGTGCTCTTGCTACCATAATAATATGCTCCTATTTCTATTACTTATCATCTTAAAAATTCGGTGATATCTAAATTGTACAACATAGGATTTATCTTGTGTACTCCTATCAAGAACAGGCACAAACTTGCCACACTTGATCCTCTGCCAACACCCCAGACTATGTTGTTTGCTCTCAATGTATCAACAAAGTATATCAAAAATTGTAGGACCCTAATAAATTTTTTCTTCTCGAATAGATCATATTCCATCTGGACACGCATTTTTTCTTCATCATTTTGACAACGATCTAACAACCACTGCAACACATTTATTTGGTAATACTTGTCAGGCATGTGCCACTGAGCACAATTCATCTTGTCGAATGACGACAAATCACTTCTTTCTGGTGCGGTCTTTATTGCGGGCAAGTCTATTCCTAACTCTTTCAAACTTTTGTCGTAACGTTCGACATCATCGAAGTACAATTTTGATATGTCAAAGTTTGGGTCTGTGTAGATTAATTCAATCGCATCTTCTTCAGAGAAGATAACATCACCATGATCATTTGTCTTTGTTTTTTCCGCCATCTAAAACCTTTGGTTGGAATTCAAATATTTTAGCATGATATTCGTGTTTGGTGTCAACCGGAATGTTGTTTGTGTTCCAACTAAAGTGTCCTGTGTATATGCCTTTGTCCAGTTCTTGATCATATGTTGCCGTGTCTGCCCTCAACCACCATGGATCAAATTTGCTGTATTTCTTAGAAAACCAATCGGGTCTATCTAACAGTATAAGTTCTTTGCTGTCTTTGTCAACCTTGTAGGTAATACCATCGCCCTGCCACGATGACAATTCTATGTTATTGATAACAATCTTGCTTGCCAGTGTTGAGTTTGCTTTACAGAAACACACCGCGGCCATTATTTGATCATAAGGTGGTTTTGGTAATTCAATGAATCTGTTTGTGGTATTTTTCTTCAAAATTTGATATAAAGGTTCATCTCTCCATGTGGTGATTGTGTTTGCAAACACCTGTTCGAAAAGATTTTTCAACCTTTCGAAGTAGTCTGTTTGCTCTTTTAGGTTCGCAGTGTGTGGTGTGAGAGATATGTTCAGTTTATATTCATTAGAGAACAATTCACCGTCTACTATAATGATAGATTTAAATTTTGTTTTCCAGGTGAATGTGTTTGACATCAAACTATTTACTAGTCGATGTTGACCAGATCGCCAAGGTCTGGTTCATTCCTTAACTTCTTATTGTTTTTGTGCCATTCTTCTATACGTCTCTGTCTTATGGCATCGCGATAAGTGTTCAAGGCTAATGTTAGGTTAGCCAGCATCTCAGGATTTCTTCCACGCCTTGCAATCGCAACTTTTCTGTTCAGTTCTTTGATTCTTTTAGAAATGTCTTCTTCTGACATGTTGCCTATTTCTTCTTGTAATGGATGGAAGTACATTATACTCCTTTGTTATTATGCGTACTGTTTACCTAGTTGGTGCATTAATATCGTTGTTCCGCCATCTGGTGACAGGAATTCAAAAAGGAATCTGCCCAAGCCAGTCGTTATCTGATCAGATGTGCCATCACTTCCGTGGACGTTGTCTGCTTTGATCACTGCACTTGGAAAAGTAAGCACTCCTGTGGATGCAGGCTCTACAGTGATATCTAAAATTATCCTACCCAAGGCTCCAGTTGGTGGAAAATTAGTAATAGTGAAAGTGGTGTCTGCGGTCACAGTCAATGTTTGATAGTGTCCGTTCTCATGGTTCAAAGTCACAGAACCTCCAGACACAGATCCATGTGCGTAGACTGTCTGAGAAGTATCTTTAAATTTTGCTCTTGAAACTTCGTTATCTGCAAAGTTACTGGCCGCGTCTTTGCTGGCCTTGTTTGTTTGAAGATCTTCTATTTCGTCTTTAGCGAATTGGAAATTGTTTTTGGTCGCTGTAAAGTTATCTCTGAATCCTTGCGACGAATTGTCCTGCCCTGCTTTGGGATATGTGCCGTCTACGTTTCCTGGTACTATGCTACTTGCCATTTATTAAATTCCTTTGTCTCTAAATTTCAGATATTTATCGTTAGATCTCTCCACCTTTATTATTGTGCCTGCTGTAGGGACAAGTTTGGTAAAGTTTATCGTGGTCTTTTTAAGGCCAGTGTCATGAGTAAGTGTTATTCCAAACTCATGATCTGCGGACCTTATTATACCATCAGCGGTTAAGTAGGACGGATTGGTAGCGTCTGCTGTCACGCCCTGTCCAACAAATACTACATCTGATCCTTCTTTTATCAATGCGTCCTCTTCGTGTAATATTTCATCGACAACAAACGTAGTTGTAGATCCGTCGGCTGTGAATGTTTGTGTTGCAACCTTGCTTTTATTAACAACATACCTATCAATTATGAATTTAATGTTTTTGAGTTCTAAGTTTTTATCTTCGATCCTCTTTTTGACTAATGCTGATTTTCCTGGCTTACAATAGCATATCGGAACTGCCATGACATAACCTAACGGTGCCAAATCTCCTGCCTGTGTCGTTTTCATCCAGAGAGGCAAATAATCCCATTCCTTATGTCCTAGGCTTTTCATTCTCGACCGCATGTTTGCCACTGCATTTGGATAAAGTGTTTCTATCGCGCCTAGATCTGCACTGAGCTGATTTGCAAATCTTACTTTTGATCCTGAAGTGCTGAATGATAGACCACCATCTGTTGTTACTTCGTAGTTTGTGTAATCAGCAGTCGCATTCACACTCGAAGCCCTCGGACCAAGTATAGGTTTTGTGACAGCCGATCTCAAATTTACTGACTGTGACACCGCATTGCCAGAACTGTTTACAAGATTATCATGTATAGTTGCATAGACCACTTCATATTTTGTAGTTGTTCCTTCTTTGGCAACGGCTGTCTTGATGTCTCCAAAGTATAGAGTCTTAGGCGCATGATTCTGTTCCATCTGCTCCTGGAACGCTGTGAGTGTTTGTGCCTCTAATCCTGATAGCATCAACATGTCTGGTTTTAATCTCATTCCAAAATTACTGTCTTCGGGCCTGTAAATGTATTCAGGTGAGTTAATATTAGGATCTTGAGCAATATTGTAAAATATATTTTGATCAATGAACGAAGTGGCATGTCCATTCATATTTCCATACTCTACAGTAGTGTATGGTATTTCTATGTTCAAAGTAAATTCTTTTGTGGTAGCAGATGCTTGGTATTGATCACTTACTGTAACTGTAAACGTAAATGAACGTGTTGAATCTGTGAAGTCACTGGGATCAATAGTTCCTATTAAATTTCCTTGCTCTGAAAGTGTGATGCCTGTTGGCAATGCGCCGGCCGTCACAGAGTATGATAACACTCTATCCGATGCTTCGGTGACTGCCTCGACAGAAAGTAGACTAGGAATATCTGCTGTCAAAGTTCCAACCAAAGATGGTGTGGTAAATGCTATGCCGATGTCTATTTCACCAATGACTTTCATGGTGAATTCTCTTTCAGAGAAAACAAAAAGACCAGTAGCAACTGTTCTGTTCGCTTTGATGGTGAAAGTGTAATCAATCTCGACAGCGGCTTGTCTTGCTAGTTGTCCATACAACTCTCCTGTGTTAAGATCTATGGATATTCCTGGTGGTAAGGCACCCTTGGTAACACTGTACTCGAGGTCTGCCTGTAGTGGATCAAAATCTGATACGTCAATTTTAACCAACAACTGATTGTCGTGCCTAAATGTTCCCAGGTCTGAATCTGTAATAAACACAGGTGGTCTTCCTGTGTGTGCGTCCATTGTAAGAAAACTTGTTCCAACTAAGGTTGTGTCTATTGTAACGTTTGAATTTGAAACAACCCAATAATCTGCAGAGTATACAAAAATATTAAAGTTTCTGTCAGCACTAGAAACGCCGTCAGTGACCCTCACTATGAAATCATAGTTTACAGATTTACTTTTTGATACCACGGTTCTATCATATATGTTCCTTGTGGCAGTGGGTTCTCCGCCATCACTTGGTGTGAGAGCAGAATAATCAGGGAATGGGTCAAAATCATAACCTCCTTGTGGTCCGTAGGCATCGTCTTCCACAAGTTCCACTACACCTGAAATTTTCCCTTGCGGGGTCATAGTTACGCCCGGAGGTAAAGATCCCTGTACTATCTCATAGACAAGATTTTGCCCTGCCTGTGTGTCCGAGTCTGTGGCCACTATTTGATATTCAATGAATGAACCATCGAGCACCGTAACGTTCCCTGTGACATCTGCCGTGGTTAGTGTGCTATCTGTTGTGGTATCACTATCTGTCGTGTAAACAGTTGACAGAGGTTTGTTTAGTTGTCCTGCTACGGTTGTAAATGTTGGTTGATCGGCACCCTTGACGTCAAGTGTGAATGTCCTATCAGTGATAGCGGATCCGGCCGTGGCTCGCACGACGAAGGTGTAAAGAGTTCTTTTGGCAACCTCAGCCGGAGTTCCTGTTAGAAGTCCATCTGTTGTAAGTTTCATACCAGAGGGTAAACTTCCTGCTATCAGAGAGTAAGTTATGGCCGTGGAATCGCTGGTATTCGCTTCCAATTGTAGCGAAAATGCTGACTGTTCGTCTATAGATGCAATTTTACCTGCGGTGGTAGACCACACTGGTGTTGCCATTTATCTTACTCCTTACAAGGGTATTTATTGGTAATCAATGATGATTATTCTGTGTGCGTATCCAGTGTTCTAAGTGTTGTCGTAAGGATTCTCGCTGAACTTTGTCTTGCTCACGCCGTATGGCGTCCTCCAGGCGTTTTATCTCTGAACGTGGAGATCTTTGTTGTTTCCGATCGTTGTAACGTTTCCTCATCAGTGTCTTATGTAAGACTATGTGTTAGGTTTTTTATTCGCTTTCGATGTACTTGTTGCCTGTGAAGGTTTCTAGGTCACGAATCATTGCTTCCATGTTTATTCTAACAGTTTTTCCTGTTCTGCTGTTTCGTGAGTAGTACTCCCATTCACCGTTATCGTTGTGCGGTGAAATTTTTGTTTCGTTGTCTGCCGCATCGAGAACAAAAACTTCTCCAGTTCCTGAATCGTTTTTAACGTAAATGAATCCATGGTCTGCAACAGCACTTGGTTTTGTAACTTCAGCCATTTTAATCGCGGCATTGAAATCAAACACACCAGTTCCTTGGGTGTTGAACACAAGGTCTGCATTAGAAGTATCACTTTCTATGGTATTTGCCCTGGCTGTGGTTGCCTCCATCAATGTGAAGTTGGCCTCTGCCGCAGTCAAATTAGTATTAGTTCCAGAAATAGCAACGTTTTGTCCATCCGCTGGTGTCAATGTAATACCACCTGACGTTGCTGACATCACGTTTCCGTCAAACCTTAGGTTGTCAACGTTTAATTGTCCAGTAGTTGTATGTGTCCCAGTGTGTGCTGTGTCACCAAACAAAACTATCTGACCGGTTCCTGCAGGGTCAATAACTATGTCACCGTTAGTGTCAGATGTTATGCTACCATCTGCTGAAATGTTCAAATCTCCAACGTTCAATGAACCGGCTGTTAATGCTCCTGAAATTGTTGTAGCACCTGTTGTTGAAACGTCTGCTGTATTGGTAGTTCCTTGCACAGTCACTGATCCATCAACATTCAATCCTTCATTGATGTTTACGGTAGATGAGTCAGGCGCACTTATTGTTGTGCCCTTGATGGATAATCCTGCCGCAACAAGCGAACCTGTACCACCTGGTGTGATGTTGATGTCTGAGTTTGAAGATGAAGTGATGTTTGCATCTTGTATTGTAAGGTTATCTATGGTTGTTGTTGTCAAAGTCGTAGCACCTGAAACTGCTAGAGTGGAACTCAAAGTTGCCGCACCTGTAACTCCTAATGTGCTTGAAAGTGTTGCGGCTCCCGAAACAGTTGCAGTGCCATCAACAACCAATGCCTCATTGATGTTGATAGAACTCGAATCCGAACTGTCTAATGTTGTGCCGTTTACTCTCAACGAACCAAGTACCACATCACCTGTTCCACCTGGTGTGATGTTGATGTCTGCGTTTGATGATGAAGTGATGTTGGCGTCTTGTATTGTTAAATTGTCGATCACTGTAGTTGTCAATGTTGTTATGCCAGACACTCCTAAAGTGCTGGATGCCGTCACCGCACCTGTCAAAGTACTTGCGCCGCTTACTGCTATAGTTCCGTCAACAACCAATGCTTCGTTGATGTTCACTGTGCTTGAGTCATCTGCACTCAAAGTGGTGCCTGCTATCCTTAGTCCGGATGCTACTACTCCGCCAGTGCCATTTGGTAATAATACTATGTCTTCGTTTGATCTCGCAGATGTAATTCTCCTGCCGTTGACGTCTAAATCACCACCGAGTTGCGGTGTAGAGTCTTCCAATAGATCATTGGCTTCTGCTGTTGAGCCATACAACTCGTCAAAGTTATCGTTGATCTTGTCAAATGCTGTTCTTAGTGGATCACCTGTACCGTCATTAGCGGCTGATCCTATGTTTATAGTTTGTTGTGCCATGTTTAAAATCCTTATTTGTAAGATTATTTATCAGGAATTCTAAGAACCTAATGTAATTTATACGTCGAAAGTTATCCTTTGGAACTTGAATACCGTGCTGTTATCCGAAATGTTTGTAACCAACACCCTTACATTTGCCCCATCGATGTCTGCTGAGAATGTTGTCAATGGGCCTGTGTAATCGGTAGTGGAACCAAAGGTAGAGATGTATGCGTTTGTACCATCGTGTGTTACGTTGGCTTCTACGACCTCGAATCGACTGTTTGTTGAGTCAGTTATCGATATGAAGTATTTGGCACTTCTGTACGTGGCCTTTGCAAACGTGTTCATGACAGATGTGGCTGAACTTGCCACAGTCGTTGTTGCGTCTACAAGATCGGAATTATTGAGTGTCGCGCCTGCTGTGGCAAACGCAAGATTGCCTGCTCCGTCTGTTTTAAGAAACTGATTTGTGCTTCCATCAGATGTTGGGAAAGTGAAACCACTTATTGTTACTCCACCTGTTCCGTTTCCTGACAGTTCTAGGTTGGCATTGGATGAGTTGGTCTTGACTGTGTTGTCGTCTATTGTTATGCCTTCCAATGTAAGTGCAGAAGTTACTGTAAGTGTCGTAAAAGTACCAGCCGCTGGTGTGGATTGACCGATCGAAGTACCATCAATGGTTCCTGCATCGATGTTCGCTTTGGCTATCTGGACCTGTCCTGTGCCGGCCGGTGTGATCTTAAGATCAGAATTTGACGCAGTTGTTGTTATTTCATTATCTTGTATGTTGATGTTGTCATCTATGGTTAAACTTGAAATAATTACGCTTCCTGTTCCGCCTGGTTCCAAACGTATGTCTGCATTGGAACTTGAAGATATAATATTGTCATTGAATGTTAGGTTGTCAACTGTGACTCCACCGCCACCGAATGTGACCGCACCTGTGACAGTCAAAGCACCAAGTGTTGATAGTCCATCAACGTTTAGTGTGCCTGTGGTTGTTAAATTTTCATTGCCAAAACTGATTGCACCAGAAGAATCTGTAATAGATCCTCCTGCCATTGTCAAGGTTCCTGTTGTTAAGGTTCCTGTGGTTGTTAAGTTCTCGTCACCAAAACTTATTGATCCACTTGAGTCTGTGATTGATCCATTAGCAAGAGTCAAGTTTCCGATAGTGGATCCTGATCCCGCAGTAACGGTACCTGTCGTAGACAGGTTTTCATTTCCAAAACTGATTGCACCTGATGAGTCAGTGATCGACCCATTAGCCAACGTTAGGTTACCGATCGATGACCCCGTGCCCGCGGTCATCGTACCTGTTGTTGATAGGTTTTCGTTGCCAAAACTTATTGATCCACCTGAGTCTGTTATAGATCCATTTGCCAGAGTAAGGTTTCCTATTGTTGATCCCGTACCTGCGTTGATGGCTCCTTGGAAAGTTGTAGTTCCTGAGACAGTCATTGTCCCGTCAACGATCAATCCTTCGTTGATGTTGATGGTTGTAGAATCTGTTGAACTCAGTGTTGTGCCCTCGATCTGGATCGCACCAAACACCACGTTACCCGTGCCTGCTGGCACTAGATTGATGTCTTCATTGGATCTGGTACCAAGGATGTTGTTGCCCTGAATTGTTATTGCAGGGAACACAACAGCACCTGCACCCGCGGGTTCAAAAACAAGGTCATCGTTGGTCCTTACTGCCCTGATCTCATTTCCAGTAACTGATATTGTGGTTCCGTCAACGCCGGGCGATCCGTAGATCTCGGTGAAGTTCGTGTTCACCTTGATCATTGCGTCTCGTAACGTGTCTCCCGTTCCGTCGTTAGCGTTTGTACCTACATTTAAAATTAACTGTGCCATATTCTATAAGTCTATCAATCTCCTAACTGAGGTTACAGTATGTGTGTTACTTGTACTTATCTGACCTCTGAGCCTCACATTGTCGCCGTCTATGTCAGCAGTGAATGTTACTAGATCATCACTAGCACTGTTTGTCCTTCCAAACGTGGAGATGTATGGAGTTGTGCCGTCATGAGTGATACGGACATCAGCAATTTCGTAGTTGCCTAGCGTGCCGCCATTTGAATCAGATATTGAAACAGTGTAGAAAGCACCTCTGTGCGTGGTTTTGTCGAAAGTATCCAGCGTGGCAATGTTTGATGGATTGCCCGCCGCCCTGTCTAGGTGGACCTGCCATGCGTTGATTGTGCCTTGTGCCCTTGTGTCTGCCAGCGACGCCCTGACCTTGGCGTTGCTTCCTTCCACGGCTGTTGTCCAGTTGACGAGATCACTGGTTGCGGAATCTGTGTTGATCCCGTATCTCAGATTGTATGCATCTGTGCCATCTGTAACAACCATGAATTCATCTATGGCAGATTTGTCGTCTGTCTGGTGAGTCACTGCGATATACATGGCACCCTGTGTGCTCGCGTGTGCGAATGAATCTATCTCGGTGTACTGTGTCCCTGCTGGTGTTGGTATGTTTATCCTGTATGCAGTTACGTTGGTGCTGGCACCAGATGTGGAAGCCGCTTGTACGGTGGTTGTTGTCGAACTGTGCGAGGCTGACAGAGTCAACATCGGTGTCTCCTCTGTAGTGACCTGTGGTCCTTCTGATACACTTGCTTCTGTGCCGTCACTGATAACCGTAGCCTCCATTATGCAACTGTCATTGGACTTGGTGCCTAATATTATGTAGTGTGCCGCACCGTAAGAGTTGGTGCTGAAAGTGTCAATTGTTGTCGCAGAACTTGAAACAGCGGTTGCACCGATGATATTAACATTGGTGCCGGTTGATGCAATTGGACTATCGGGTAATAAAATCCTGTACATGTGTATTCTCAAGTTGGTCTGTAGTCCCGCCGCACTGACCACAACATTACTGCCGCTGATGGCCGCAGTGAAAGTACAAAGGGTATTTGTCGAAGCGGCACCTGTGTTGCCTGAACTGTGTTCATTGTAACTTGTGATGAACGCATCAGTCCCATTGTGCACCACTAATAATTCTGTGTTCATGACTTCGCCACCTGATGCATTATTCACCGACACATAATATTTTGCCCCTCTGAAACTGGCGTGTGCGAATGAGTCAATGCTCTCTGAAGCACTGTCAACGTCCGTGTTTATCTCCACTGTTGAATAACTCGAGTCCTCAGAAACATATCCTGTTGAGTCATCGTCGCCGAGTCCAATCCTGTATGCTCTAGCGAAATTTGATAGTGTCGTGGAACCGTCGTTGATACCAGTGAGTTTTAACTGTATGTTGCCATCGTCAACGCTGGCGTTTGCTGTGACCACGTCGAACTCCTCAGACCTCACCACACTACTGTCTGTGACAAACGCCTCGATACTGCTGTCGTCACTGGTGCCGTGTAGCAATGAATACTTGTGGAATGCCAACCTACCAGAGGTCATGTCTTTGACCAATGTATGGTACCAAACACTGTCATACTTGGATGATGCAAATTCATCAATGATCTCCTCTGTTTCAAATCCTTGTCTCGAATCTATTGTTGCGGTAACATGATCGACTTCTGTAGTGGTGATCTGTCCGATTGCTGTTGAACCAACTATCGCTATTGGAGTGCCTGACCTGTCTGATTCGGAGTCTGACAACAGCACCCTGTACATTGTTATCCTGCATGTTCCTGCTGTGCCATTTGCCCCCCGTAGTCTAACGTTACCTCCGCTTATGTCCGCGGTGAATGTGGCCAGCGGTGTGGTCTCTGCGTTAGATATTATCAGGTTATATTCTGAAATGAATGCATCGGTACCGTTGTGTACAACCAATACCTCGGAAGATGACACTTCATTGGAAGTTGTGTTGTTGACCGAAATGAAATATTTTGCTCCCCTGTATGACGAAGCGGACCATGTGTCTAGGTTCGCCGCCGCGGAATCGAGATCCGCCACAAGTAAAGTCTGTTGTTGCGTGTAAGTTGAACTTCCTGCCTGTGTGCCCGAAGAGTCATTGTCGCCGAGGCCTATCCTGAAGAAGTGCAGTGTGTTGATTGCCGAATCAGTGGAACCATCCGCTAATTTTCCTCCGGCTCCGAGTAGCCTCACCCTGTCTGTTGCCGCCCTTATGTCTGTGGAAAGTTGCACCTCCTCAGCGGCCGACGTCCTGATTATCTGTGACGAACCAGAGAATGAGTCAAAAGTTGATCCGTCGTTGGTGCCACGTGCAAGGATGTGTTTCTGCATCTGGAACTCTATGGAACTGTCTGCCTCCTCCACCCTACTCAGGGCCACGTACCACGCACTGTCGTACTTGGCGCTCGGCCAGTCATTGATCATGCTGGTTCCTGTGGTTATGGATTCATTTTCACCCGTTGACAAGTTGGCGTCCAGCACCACCTCTGACGTGAAACCAATTGTGGCCTGTGCGTCCTGTATCGTGGACTCACTGAACGATATGGAAACACCTTGGAATGTTAGATTTCCACTTCCGTCTGTCTGTATGAACTCTCCAGTTTGGCCGTCCGCGTTGGGCAACGACAGACCATTTATTATGACATTGCCTGAACCACTTGCTTCGAACTCTAGGTTGTCATTGGACCTAGAGGTAAACATCTCATTGCCTGAGAATGTTATCTTGGTTGGAATCACCAACGTTGTGTAGTTCAACGGATCGAAAAGTCCAGGGGCAGGTGTGGTTGCACCGATCACTGTGTTATCTATCGTGCCCGAGTCCAGATCGATCGAGCCGATGTGCACCGATCCTGTGCCACTGCCTGATAAAACAAAGTCATCATTGGAATTGGTAACCTTTATCACGTTGTCTGTAAAGTTAATAGAGGAATCGATGGTCAAATTCTTGACGTTGACCACACCTGTTCCTGTAGGTGAAAGCCTTAGATCAGCGTTAGAACTCGTACTAATTATGTTGTCATTGAAAGTCAAGTTGTCTACCGTGACCGAGTCGGCGAAGGATGTGGTGCCAGACACTGTGGCCAATGATCCCATTGTTGTGGTGCCAGCATTCAAAGTCCCTGTGGTGCTAAGGTTCTCGTTTCCGAAGTCAAGAGTACCGGTTGAATCTGTTATCGAACCGCTTCCCGCAGTCAAAGTGTTGTTGATGGCCATCGAGGACGCGGAAGTGGAAAGATTTTCATTGCCAAAATCAATGGTTCCTCCTGAGTCTGTTATAGAGCCATTGAGTAAATCCAAGTTTCCGAATTGCGAACCTGTGGCCGCTGATAGTGTTCCTGTTGTTGTTAAATCTTCATCTCCAAAACTTATTGCTCCACCCAAGTAATCTGTTATCTGGCCATCTTGGAAATCCAAAGTACCAAACTGTGAACCGGAGCCTGCAGTCAGTGTTCCGGAAGTGGTTAAGTTTTCGTCTCCAAAACTTATTGCACCAGACGAGTCCGTGATCGATCCACTGGCAAGTGTAAGATCGTCAAATGTCATCGGCGAGGTGAAGGTCTGTGCACCACTGAAAGTGAATCCTGCTGACGTTGTGTAGTCACCGTCTACTATCAAGTTCTCGTTTATGTTGACCGATGAAGAGTCAGTTGCCGAGATGGTTGTGCCGCTGAATCCCAGTCCGGCCAGTGTCACTCGACCCGAACCATTTGCAGTAATCCTGATGTGATCATTGCTGTTGATTGCTTCTATGTTGTTGTCGTTGAACCTGATGCTAGGGAACACGATAGATCCCGTGCCGGCCGGATGTACGAATATGTCGGCGTTTGAAAGCCGAGACGTGATCTTGTTGCCGAAGAACTTGATGTCAGAATCTACTACTACCGTACCGAAGAAATCACCAAAGTTGTTGTTGATCTTGTTACCGGCTTCGTAAAGCGAATCACCTGTCCCGTCGTCCGCGTTTGACCCTACATCTATTATCTCTTGTGCCATATTAAGTAATATTTAGTGGTTTTTAAGGATATGTCCAAACGGCTGTTAACCTACGCTTACCTTGAGATCTGTGCCGTCCCTGAACAGTTGTCCTGCAACATTTGGGTCGCTAGTGGGTAAATTCTCCATCATTATCTTAGTTGGAGTTATTGCAACTGCACCTGTGCCATTGGCTGACAGGGTCAGGTCTGAATTGGTAGTGATTGTGGATATGGTTGTGTTGTTGACCTGTAGATGGTCCACTTCGATGATTCCACTTCCATTGGCCTGTAGTTTAAGGTCACCATTGGTTATTGTCGTGGTGATGAGACCATCGTCGGCGTTCCCGATCAGTTGGTACACCTCCTCGAAGTTGGTGTTTACCTTGGTCATGGCGGTACGCAAAGTGTCGCCTGTTGCTGGGTTACCTAAAGTGCCTGTGTCTATGTTCAGTCTGCTCATGATTATTAGTACTTACCTGCCTACGGAGAAACGTTTTTGAACGGATGGTCACTGGGCAGATTTGACGTCAAACCCCACTTGTGGGCCAGGTAACCTTCCGCTTTTTCGAACGTAGATATGTCAGTGCCGCCTGTGCCAGGAACGTTTGCAACAGAGAAAAACTCTGCCATCTTACCGCTCATTCTTATGCTGGTCCTGTTACGCATTATACGTAGATCCAGACTGGGTGTCAGTGAGTTGTCATAGTCGTTCACAGGTGTGAACGCATTGGCACCATTGAGTCTTGCTCCAATCTGGTTGCCGGCCTTGTTGAAGAACACACCCAGTATCCGCCATGTATTACTACTGCCAAATGTTGTGGTGAACTCCTCTTTATCGCCTATGGTTGTTGAGATCCTGTTGCCACTCAAACTATCCAGATCCACTTCTCCGTTGAAGTTACTGTTGTCACCGGAACTCACAGCATAGTCCCTCTTGTTGGTGACCGCATTCACTGTGTTGTTCTCTGTGCTCCAGAAACTGTCCTTGGTGTCATTCACTGAGTTCCACTGCCATACTCCTATTGCCCAGTGATTGCCACTGCTGGCCTGGTGGACCTCGTTGGTCGTGAGGTCTTCGTTGTTACCCGCGTCAAACGTGAAAGTCTTGAGTGAATTCAGTGTGGTGCTGACGTTGGGAGTACCGTTCACTGTGAATGTGGCGCCTGCATCCCCCTTGTCTGTGACTGCGGTCACATCTGATCCACTTGTTGAATAACTTGATGTGTCTGATGCGTCAATCCAAATTGCGGTTGAGATGTCTATCCCAGGTGACCACCCCGTGTACTCTGTTATTATGTGTCTAGCGATTCCCAGAGGCATCAGTTCCCCTATGAGTAGTTCTTAGCACAGTTGCCCAGGAAGTTGGTTCCGTCGTTTACGATCGTGACCACATCTATGTCAGCGGCACCTGTTGACAGTGTTGGTGACCCACCCGGGAACTTGACAGCGGTAGAACCGTCTGTTCCGAAAGTGGCCGTCCTTGAACCCGTGCCGTCCTGTGTGATTATCAATGTGACCGTGCCACCTGTTGGTAGGTTTGATATGTTGAATTCTGTGTTTGTTGCCAATGTGACCTTGTGTATGCTGGCCAGTGAACAGTCAACTGTAATTGTTGAACTCGATGTCAGTGTGTTGATCTTCTCAACGTATCCTGCGTTGAACTTGACCGCGGCGTTGGCAACCACTTGCCCTGTGCCTGCAGGATCAAGAGTGATGTCCGCGTTGGACGGTGAAATTATGGTTGATCCTACGAAAGTGAGATCTCCCATTCCATTGACGTTGATTGTGAATGAGTCCAAACTATCATCATCCGTTATGGTGACATTGTTTCCAGGATGTATGGTCAGTGTGTCTACAGGATCATCTGCCACCAGAGAATTACCTCCACCTATCAGTACTGTCTTGAATGCTTGTTTCGCCACGCCTGTTAGGTTGGCTCCGCTGATCGCCGGCAGTGTGCCTGACAGTCCGCTGGCATCTATTGTTCCTGAGATTGTGCCTGTGACGTGTAGATTCTCTTTTATTGTGACCTGTGTTGAGTCGGATGAACTGATCTCTGTGCCCTTGATCTGGATACCTTCTATG